AATGCAAATATCACTCTTTACTTTAGGGGTTAACACTGGTAAAGAAACAATACTTGCTAGATTAAAAATTGAAGAACCAGGATCCATGTATATGCATTTTCCAAGCAATGTAGATAGGGGTTATGATGAAGCATATTTCAAAGGATTAACATCTGAAGTTAAGACTACTGTTTGGGAAAAAGGAGTTAAAAAAACTATTTGGAAAGTAATAGGAACTAAGAGAAACGAACCGCTAGATTTAAGGAACTATGCTTATGCAGCTTTAAAAATAGCAAATCCTAATTTAAATAAAAAATATACCGTTGAAGCTACAAAAAAGACTACGAAAGTATCAAAAAGAAGAGTTTTATCGAAAGGAGTGACCTTATAAATTGAATTACACTAGAGAAGAGTGCTCACAGATGATTGAAGTCTATAGAAAGGCGGAAATAGCTGTACTGACTGGAAAAAGTTATAAAATTGGTACAAGAGAACTTGTGAGAGAAGATTTATCTGAAATTAGAAAAGGAAGAGCCTTCTGGGAGGGCGAACTTGACAAATTAAATAACAATGGAAGAAAAAAATTAGGAAGAAGAGTAATACCTAGAGATTTATAGGTTTTAATCTTCTTTTTTTGTTGCAAAAGGAGGTGAAAAATGAATTTATTAGACAAAACTATTGCTTTTTTTAACCCCAAAAAGGCTCTTGAAAGAGAAGTAGCTAGGAAAAAAATAGAAATTCTTAACACAGGTTACTCGAATCATGGGGCATCTACTACAAAAAGTTCTATGAAAGGCTGGATTTCTACTGGTGGAGGCGTAAAAAAAGACATCTACAAGAACAGGAAAAAGCTAGTTGAACGGTCAAGAGACTTGTATATGGGGGCTCCTGTTGCTCAAGGAGTTATGAAAACTATCAATTCAAACGTTATAGGTAGTGGATTAAAGCTAAAATCAGCAATTGACTATGAAACTTTAGGGATTAGTGAAGAAGAAGCTGAAGCAATTGAAACTACTATTGAAAAAGAATTCAAATTGTGGGCAGACAATAAGATTGAACAGATGGGAGTTCTTAATTTTGACCAAGTTCAAGACTTAGTGTTCTTAACAATTCTCTTGAATGGTGAGTGCTTTGTAAAATTTAACTATTTTCTAACACCAAAGAATCCATATAGCTTAAAGCTACAAATAATTGAGCCTGATAGAGTTATGACACCTTCTTTATTACAAAATGATGAAACTATCGTTGATGGAGTAAAGCTTGATACTAATAACAGAATTTCAGGATATTATGTTGCAAGAAAACACCCACTTGATGTGTCAGGAAACGTAGAAACGGACTTTATTTCAGTTTATGGAAAGCAGGAACAACTGAATATATTACACATAATGCTAGCTGAAAGACCTGAGCAAGTCAGAGGAATACCTATTTTATCTCCAGTTATTGAGGCATTGAAGCAACTGGATAGATATACTGACGCAGAACTTATGGCAGCAGTTGTAAGTGGAATGTATGCGATATTTATTGAAAGCGATAAGGACAATGCTCAAGGGACTAATATTGCAGATCATGAAGTCTTAGATGAAACTGAGCAAATAGATAGTTCTAATGATGAAACTATAGAACTAACACCAGGTCTAGTTCAAGGACTTAATCCTGGAGAAAAGGTTGTCGCGACTAATCCAGGTAGACCTAATGCACAGTTTGACCCTTTCGTTACTTCAATTTTAAGACAAATAGGAGCTGCTTTAGAAGTTCCTTATGAGTTACTAATTAAGCATTTTACTGCTAGTTATTCAGCAAGTAGAGCTGCTTTATTGGAAGCTTGGAAAATGTTTAGAAAGAGAAGAGATTGGTTCTCCAGCAATTTTACACAAGTAGTATATGAAGAATGGTTAAGAGAAGCATATTTGCTAGGTAGAGTAGATATGAAGAACTATGGAGAAGATCCATTACTAACAAAAGCTTGGAGCGGAGCCCAATGGAATGGACCGAGTCAAGGTCAGCTTGATCCACTTAAAGAAGTCAAAGCAAGTACTTTAAGAGTTCAACAAGGATTCTCTACTAGAACAAAAGAAACTGTCGAGCTTAACGGGGGTGATTTTGAGCAAAATGTAAGAATCTTAGCAAAGGAAAACAAATTATTAGAAGAAAAAGGAGTGATGATTAACAATGCCGAAAATGACAAAGAAGTTTTGGAACATAACGAAGAATGAAGAAGCAAAAAGTGCTGATGTTGTTATGTATGGGACTATTGGTTCCGATGAGTATTGGGACGATGTCTGTGACAAAACAATCAAAGAAGAAATTGGAAACTTAGGTGATGTAGAAAATATAAATGTACATATCAACTCACCTGGTGGAAGTGTATTTGCTGCGGTGGCGATAGCAAACACTTTAAAAAATCACAAGGCTAAAGTTACAGCTTTTATAGACGGACTTGCGGCAAGTGCCGCAACGATTATAACTAGTGCATGTGATGTTGTAAAAATGCCAAAAAACGCCCTGTTTATGATACATAATCCATTGACTTGGGCTTATGGAAATAAGCAAGAACTAGAAAAGACTGGAGTTCTTTTAGATAAGGTTAAAGATAGCATTTTAGAAACTTACTTAGCTAAAGCTAAAGATAAGACTAAAGAAGAACTATCTGCACTTATGGACGAAGAAAAATGGTTCAATGCTGAAGAAGCTAAAGAGTATGGGTTTGTCGATGAGATAGTAGGAGAAGTGGAAAATTTACAAAATGTTAATAATTTACTAATTGTAAATAGTCTAGCATTTGATATTTCTAAATTTAAAAATTTTCCAGGATTTAAACCTGCAGAACCTGTAACAGAACCTACTCAAAATACAGCTACAAATACAGAAGAAATGACTGTAGAAAAGTTTAAAGCTGATTACCCAGAATTGTATGAAAACATAATTAATTCAGCAATCCAAGGTGAAAGAAACAGAATAGAAGCAATTGAAAATCTTGAGATAGCAGGATTTGATGATGTTGTAAATATTGCTAAATTCAAAGAACCAATTGATGCTGCAAACTTAGCATTAAAAATATTAAATATCAAAAAAGAAAAGAATAAAGAGACTCTTAAAAACATACAAAATGAGAGTCAAGCAACACCCGTTCCTGTAGCACCAAGAGCTGAAGAAGGTTCAGGAAGTGTTGTAGGAATACCAGTATGTGATATTTTAAAGTATATGAATAAAAAAACAGGAGGTATAAAATGAGCTTTATAGAAAAAGGTAATGAGTACGGAGTTGACCAATTATTAAGTGGTACAGGTCACAAAGTTATGGAATTAGAAGTACCACAAGGGAAATCAGTTAAGAGAGGGCAAGCAGTAAATGCAAGTGCAGAATTATCTGATGGAACAGATTTATTTGGAATAGTTTTAGAAACAGCTGATGGAACTACAGCTAAGACTAAGACAACTGTTGTAGTGTTTGGAGAAGTTATTTTCGAAGGACTTGAGCTAAAAGCAGCTACTACTAAAGCTGATTTTATTAAAAAAGCTAGAGAAAAAGGAATAATAGTAAAAGAATTAGGAGGTAGATATTAATGGCAGTATTATTAGAATTTTTAGGACTATATGACCAGTCAGTTATAAAACCAAAGACATTTATTAGAGACATGTTTTTCTCAAAACATGAAACTCATGAATACCCAAAATGGGAAATTGAGTATAGAAAAGGTAGACAATTAGTAGCTCCTTTTGTATCTGAATTAATACCAGGAACAGAAGTAGTAAAAAGAAGTTATGCATCTAAATACTATAGTGCTCCAAAGGTAGCACCAAAGAAAACATTCTCTGCACAAGAAATTTACTTTGCTAAGTCAGCAGGAGAAACTATCTATGGTGGAATATCTCCAGAGGAGAAAAAAGCCAAATTAATAGGAGAAGCTTTCGCAGACTTTGAAGAACAAATCTCAAGAAGAGAAGAATTAATGTGTATTGACTTAATGTTTAAAGGGTCAATAGTAGTAAAAGGAGAAGGAATTGAAGACAAAATAGAATATGGAACAGTTCAAGAAATTACTCCTACGATATTATGGAATCAGCCAAATGCGGATATTTCAGGAGATATAGAATCTGTAATAACTTTAATAGGTGAAACTACAGGGCAAAGAGTTGAGCATATAGTTATGGATCCAGTTGCAGCAAGACTATTTACTCAAAATGAAAAAATAGCTAAATTACTAGATATTAAAAATGCTAATTTTGGGCAAATAGATCCTAAAGAGTTAGCAAGCGGGGCTATATATATTGGAACTTTAGCTCCTTATAATATCCCTATCTATTCATACCAAACTCAACATTCAGTGTTAAAAGCAGATGGAAAAACATATGACACAGTGAAAATGGTTCCAGAAGGAAGAGCGTTATTTGCACCATCTAATAATACTTTACACTATGGACCTGCAGCTGATATAGCTAAAGGGATAATAGTTGCAGAAAGAGTCCCTTTTGAAGATGAAGATACAAAAATCAATACTCTTGAAGTAAGAACAGAATCAAGACCTTTACCTGTTCCATTCGACATTGATGCTATAAAAGTTTTAAAAGTTAAATAAGGAGGGATAGCATGAAATTAAAAGTTAAACAATCACTGATTTACTGCGGAATAGTTTATAATCCAGGTGAAGTAGTGGATATCTTAGAATCAGATATCATAGAAAGAGTTAAATCCCTTGAACTCGTAGAAGCTGAAGAAGTTACTGAAGAAGCTGAAAATCTCGAAGAAGTTGAAGAAACTACTGAAGAAAACACAGAAGTTGAAGAGACTAATAAAAATTCAAAAAAATCTAAAAAGGCATAACTATGAGCTTTAAAGAAGAAGTTACTAATGACCTTGCTAGTGTTTTTTTGAACTTAGAAGAGTTTGGAGACACACATACTATAGGAAAAAAAGAAACTGTCTGTGTTATCGATGAGGAGAGATTTCAGAATAAGCAGAGAAACAGAACTAGATCTTTAGAAAATGACGGGCTATTTATTGAAGGTATGACTCTATTTATAGAAAAGTCCTTCTTTAAATACCCACCTCATTCTGGAGAAAAAATCTTAGTAGATGGTGTTAGATATTTAGTAGAAGAAACTAAGGAAGACATGGGTCTATTAGAAATAGACTTAACGAGGTATGATGAAAAATGATAGGAGTTAAAGTTGAAGCTACTGGAATAAATGAAGTCATCAATACTCTCGGAAAATACGAGAGTGAGTTACCAGGGTGTATTTCAAGGGCTATTAATCGTTCACTTGAGATGGTAAAAACTGAGCAAATTAGAAAGACAACGGAGTCTTATTTTGCACAAAAAAGTAAATTGCTTAGTAGTGTTAATATATTTAAAACTAACAAAAGTAATTTAACTGGTTCTATCATAAGTAGTGGTAGAGTTATAGGTTTAGACCATTTCAAGCTAAATCCTAAGACTAGGACAAAAGGAAAAATAGTTCAAACTGCTGTTAAAAAAGGTGGATATAAATCTTTACCAAACGCTTTTATAGCATATAAAAATGGACATCTGGGAGCTTTTGAAAGAACGGGTAAATTCATCACAAAAAATGGTAGAAAAAGAGAGACTATTAAAAGACTAATGTCAGTTTCAGCACCTCAAATGCTTGGAAATTTATCTGTTTTAGAATATCTACAAGGCTATGCCGATGAAAAATTCAGAATGAGATTAGAACATGAGATAAATAGGGTGATAGGGATATGATAATTGAAGTAGAGAAGCTAATATTTGATTTCTTGACAGAGAAATTGAAAGATAAGAAAGTTACAGTATATCATGGGTTACTGCCTGAAATTAATCATGAAGATAGAGAAGAAGGAAAGAGTGAGAAAGACCTCTTTCCTTTTGCTATTTTAAGGGTTACTAAGTTTGAGCAGACAAGAAATGGAATCGATAACTATGATGTACCAGTAGATTTAGAAGTGTGGATAGGCACTAAAATGGAAGATGAGAAAGATTATCTGAATAACTTATCTATCGGAGATTACTTAAAAAAGGAGTTTCTGAATGAAAGTACAGTAGATGGAAAATTTGCTGTGGATCAATCTTTTCCATTTTCAATAGAGTACTTTACAGCAGAAGCAGAGCCTTATTTTTACTCTGTTTGTAGATTTAGAGTATTTGGAGTACCTGACACATCAGAAGTAGTTGAGAGAAAAATAGCTAAACTACTTGGAAGGGGATAAGAATGAAAACATATATTTACGTGGGTAAAAAGCTAGATTTACCTGAGTTTCTTTTTGTAAGAGGGACTGTGTATTTTGGAGAAGAAATTGAGAAACTTATTGAGAAATATCCACTACTTGGGAGATTATTAATTCCTGTGGAAGAGTATCCAAAAATCAATAAGGACTATCAATATTTTAATTCAATAGTAGATGAAATAATAGGAGGTAGAAATGTATAAACATGGTACATACCAACAAGAAGGGGCTACAGCCTTTCAGTTACCTGTGGTTTTAGATTATGGGCATTTTATAGTTGGAACAGCACCGATTCACAAGGTTAAAGCTGAGAACAGAAAAGTCAATGAAGTAGTGAGAATAGGGACATATCAGGAAGCTATCCAATACTTTGGAGACACTTATGATTTAGATTTCTCTATATCACAAGCAATCAAAGTTTTCTTTGAATTGTATGCCGTTGCACCACTTTATATAGTTAATATTTTAGATTTAACTACGCATAAATCAGAAAAGAAAACACTTGCTAATAAAGCACTTGAAAAAGGAAAAGTGCTAATACCAAGTCACAAGGTAATTCCAGAATCTGTAGTAGTTAAAAATGCAACAGGAAAGCAAGTTATATCTGATGCAAGAACTGTTTACACAGCTGAAGGATTAGAAATTTATGCAACTGTAGATGGAAATAATGTAGATATAGAATATGAAGAAGTAGACTTATCTAAGGTTACAAAAACAGAAGCTATCGGTGGATTTGATAGTACAACAATGAAAAGAACAGGGTTAGAATTAGCAAACGAAATTTTCTTGAAATATAGTGAATTACCTGCTTTTATAGATGTTCCTGATTTTTCACATGAAAGTGATGTTGCTGCCATTATGGAAACTAAAGCTAAAACACTGAATGGTGGAATGTTTGAAGCAATAGCATTAGTAAATGCTCCAGTTGACAAGAAATATAACGAGCTTGTTGAATGGAAAGAAACTAACAACATTCTAAGTAACGATCAAGTATTGTTATATGGAAAAATCAAACTTGCAGGAGAGATTTATTATCAATCTATACATTATGCCGCTTTATCTATGAAAGTTGATGGGGGAAACAATGGTGTTCCAAGTCAAGGACCATCTAATTATTCTTACAAAATGGACGCTTTTGTATGGAAAAATGCAAGTGGAAAATATGAAGAAGTTAGATTAGATAAGGAGCAACAAGCCAATTTCTTAAATAAAAACGGTGTTGTTACTGCTATAAACTTTAAAGGTTGGAGATGTTGGGGATCTGAAACAGCTAAGAATCCTTTAGCAACAGACCCAAAAGACAAGTACATTTATGGTCGTAGAATGTTTAAATACATTGGAAATGAACTAGTTATATCATATTTTAATAATGTGGATAAAAAGTTCAGTTTAAAAATGGCTGAAACAATGAAAAAATCTATGAATATTAGATTAAATGCTCTTGTTGCTGCTGACCAACTACTATCAGCTAAAGTTAATTTCTATGCTGTAGATAATAGCTTAATAGATATCATAAATGGAGATATTACTTGGACTATAGAGCTTGGAATAATACCAGGAGCTAAATCTATAACATTCAAGAAAGTTTATGATGTTGATGCATTACAAAAATTTGCTGAAAGCTTAACAGCTTAAAAAGGAGGGAAATAATGGGAAGAAAACAAATACCTAATGCTCTTATAGATGCTGAAACATATTTTAACGGATCTAATGACCTTGCTGGAATATCAGAAGTGGAATTGCCTAACATTGAGTATGACACAGTCACATCTGAGCAAATGGGGTTAACTGCTGAATTAGAAGTGCCTTTAATGGGACACTTTAAGAAATTAGAAGCTAAAATCAAAATGGATTGTGTTGATGAGTCAATACTTGCGATTAATAATGGGAAATCTATTTTGGTTGAATGTAAAGGAGCAGCTCAAGCCATGAATAGAGAAACACACAATGCAGATGTTTATGGCATTGATGCAACTTTCAAAGGCTTAATTAAGAAAATGGACGGACTAAAAATGAAGCCTAGCGGAAAACTAGAAACATCTATCGACTTGTCTGTAACTTATTTTAAATTAGAAATAGGCGGAAAAACAGTTGTAGAAATAGATGTACTTAACAATGTAAATGTAATTCAGGGGCTTGCTAATCAAGCTGTTAGAAAATATTTAGGATTAAATTAAGGAGGACTTAAATGAAAGTAAAGTTATCACAAACATATAATTTCGGTGGAAAAGAATTCAATGAACTTGACATAAATGTAGAAGAAATGACAGGAAAAGATTTTATGCAATGCGAAAAGGAATTTAAAGCTAGAAATAAAGATGCTGGAGCTGTAAAAGAACTAGAAGATTCTTGGGCTATAACTGTAGCTGCTAAATCAGTTGGAGTTAAGTATGGAGACTTGCTTAACTTAGTATCTATAGACTACTTAAAAGTGGTGAACGGGGTAAAGCGTTTTTTGAGTCAAGGTTGGGAAGAAAAAGAGGCTCAGAAGGATACTACAGAGGAAGTAACAGAGGAAACTGGTGCTTAATCTATCTGGATATGATAACAGAGCTTTTAAGAGTTCTTAATTATTTTAAAGTTAATGTAAGCTACGATTCTATGTTGGATTGTAGCTTATATGAACT